TCGGGAAATATTTCCCGAAAGTTTTTGACATTTATTTTGAAAATTTATGACAAAAATTTTGAGCGGCTACAGCGGCAGAGCGACCGCCAGGATGTGGCAATGGGTGCGATGGGACTGGATGAATACCGGGCAAAGTATTACGGTGAGACACTGGAAAAAGCGAGGGCAAACCTCCCTGCTCAGAATACAGTAATGGAGTGATGCTATGGCAGTGAAAGGAAAGCCGGACATTGCCGGCATATCCCTGCGCATGGAAGCTATCTGGACGGATGCGGAAGAGCGCATCATACTGGATATCATACGCCAGATAAAGAAAGCTGGGAAAATCACTTCTACGGCAGACTACCAGATAAACCGCCTGGTTGAGATGGGGAAATCCACGGAGGAGGTTGAGCGCATACTGAAAGAAGCGCTGGGTGCTACATGGCCGGAGATGTTCGAGCTGTACGATGAGGCGGCGGAATGGCAGTATGTGCGGAACAAAGATGTATACGAGCAGGTAAACGGGGAGTTCATCCCCCCGGAAGAGAACGAGTGGTTGCAGCAGACTTCGGACGCAGTGAAAGAGCAGACGAAGGATGAGCTGAAGAACCTTTCCAGGAGCTATGGTTTTTCCGTGATGATAGGGGCGCGCAGGGTGTTCATGCCATTCGCCACGTATTACCAGAGATATGTAGATACCGCCATCATGGATATTATTTCTGGCGGGTTTGATTACAACAGTGTTATCCGGCGGGTCGTAACGCAGATGACGAACAGCGGGCTGCGCTTCGTGGATTATGCTACCGGGTACAGCAGCCGCGCGGATGTCGCCGCCAGGCGTTCCATCCTGACCGGGGTCGCGCAGATTACGGCGGAAGTCAACGAGAGGAACGCAGAGGAATTAGGGACAGATTACTTTGAGGTTGACTGGCATCCGGCAGCAAGGCCAGACCACCAGGCATGGCAGGGGAAAGTGTACAGCAGGGAAGAGCTGCACAGCGTCTGCGGGCTTGGCAGCAAGACGGGGCTCTGCGGAATCAACTGCCGGCATGTCTATTATCCCTTTGTGCCGGGGGTTTCGGAGAGGATGTATACAGATGAATGGCTGGAGGAGCAGAACCGGAAGGAAGCAGAGACGAAAGAGTGGCATGGAAAAAAGCTCAATGCCTATGAACAGACCCAGCAGCAACGGAAGATGGAAACCGCCATGCGTGCCCAGAGGGAGAAAGTCAGGGGATTTCAGGAAGCTGGTGTGGATAATGATGAAATCACAATTGCGAAATGCAAGTACCAGGCACAGCTTGACGAGTATAAGCAGTTCAGTAAAAAGATGGGGCTGCCAGAACAGCGCGAGCGGATTTATCAGGATATGCGGGGCAGGGTGGCACCGAGTAAGGAAACTTACCAGAAATACACGAAGGAAATGATTAGAAATGCTGACAGGGATTCAAAAGAGTTCAAGAAATATAAAAATATTCTTGGCGATGATGCTGGCAGCCTTGCACAGTTCCGGCAGATGAAGTATAATAAACCTGAAAAGTATGAATCATTTAAAAATTATACAGAATCTGTTAATAAGGGAATGCTCTCCCCGTTGTCTGGATTTGGAAATTATTGGAGGCTCCGTGAAAAAATAGAGAATGATATAGTTGGTATGAGAACAGTAACTGGGATAAAAATTTCTGGGCAAAGTAAACATTTCTTAGAACGAGTCATCGGGACAAAAGAGGATCCAAAAACACGTAGACCGAGAAGCGGGGTAAGTATTGAAGATATTCACGATGCGCTTTTGCACGGAGAACCAAGAATAAGGGAACGCGATCCAAATAGTGTAAAATTTATTACTGATAAGTGCATTGTATCAGTAAATCCTAGGACGGGTAATTTGATACAGTGTAATCCAAGATAGGAGGGGCTAAACAATGGTAATAAAATTAAAAAAGGAAATGTCTAAAATTTTGTTAGGTGAAGTCGAAGATATAATGCCGTTGATTGTTAGTCAAAAGGAATTGGATGAAGATACAGTGGAGTTGGAAGTATCAGACATCAACGAAATAGAGTTGTTGGTGAATGATGAAATTGTGTATAGGGGGCTGGATAAACAAGACACGGTTAATAATCTGGGAAAATGCTTATATAATTTGTACGATGAAATATTATTTCAAAAAAGTAACACCTAAAAAGAATATACAATCGTATATATAATACCACCCATTCCTTGTAATGAGTGGTATTTTTATACCCATTTTTAGCCGCTGCGTTATCGCAGCAGAAAGGAGACGCCATGAAATACCGTAAAAAACCAGTAATTGTCGAAGCATTCCGGTTCACGGATGATGTGGAGATGATAGCCCCAGAATGGTTCACTCAGGCAGTCATAGATGAGAAGATATTGATTGACCGCAGCTTGGTGGACGGGCATATGCACATTTACGGCTGTACCATTAACACGAAGGGTGGCAGAATGCACGCGAAGATTGGGGATTATATTATCTGTGAGAAAAACGGGAACCTGCACTCATGTCGGGCGGATGCCTTTAAGAAAACTTATGAGAAAGCAGGTGGTGCAGCATGACACGTATAGTGATTGGCGAGGGTTTCAGTGAAATCGGCGGCCACGCACCGGATCCCGCGGTGTGCCACGGGATATCTGCCATCAGCCAGATGCTGGGGAATTATCTGGAGCGTGATGGGCTGGGGGTAATGGAGAAAGGGGAGGGGTATCTGAAAATCACACAAAATAAGAAATGCAAGCAGATGGAAGGAATCGGAATCCTGTTCGGGGCTGCATACCACGCATTCACGGACATCGCAGAGGAATACCCAGGAAATATCGAAATTGAGCTTGCAGGGAAGGAGGATTGGGAATGAAACCATTAAACAGCACGTAGGAGGTGATCCAGTATCCCCCTTTGGGACGCGGGGTGAAGCGTCTTATTTTTGTGCCCAGACCATGAAGGCGTAAAAAGCTATGGAAACTAAATACAGGAGGTAAGGAAGATGTTTTACAAAAAGATGGATTTGCAGCTTTTCGAGGACGGCGCTGGGGCTGCCCCTGGGAACCAGGGCGGAAATGCCGGGGGTAATAACAACGGTGCGCAGGGCAGCACCGGGGCGGCTTATAGTTTTGAACAGGCAGAAGAGATCGCCAATGTCAGGGCACAGCGTGCGGAACAGGCAGCTTTGCGCTCCTATTTCCAGCAGCAGGGCATAAAGAAATCCAGGATTTGCACCTGGCAGACAAGAAAGGAGAGCAATTATGAAGAAGAACTTTGAAAAATGGGTACAGGCGGCAGGGATTAGGGCAGTAAAAACCGTAGCGCAGGCGGCGGTTGCAGGAATTGGGACGGCGGCGGTGATGGGGGCGGTCGACTGGAAGTATGTGCTGGCTGGTGTAGTGTCAATGCTTACGTCGGTAGCGGGATTACTGGAGCTGAAAGAGTAGGGGCGGAACCGCCTCTTTTGTATGCTGCAAAAGTGCAGCAGGAAGGGAGAACCATATGACACATAGAATCATTAACGCAATCAGCAGCAGAAACGTCCCCTGCTGGGGCAACCGGAAAAAATATATTGCCGTCCATTACCTGGGTGTAGTTGGACAGGCTCATGACCTGGCATCGGACGGATGCGGGGCGCACTTCTACATTTACTGGGACGGGACTATCTACCAGAGGTGCAGCCTGGATGCCGTACCCTGGGCGGTAGGCACGGCAGGATATTACACCCAGAAGCACACGGAAGCACGGAACAGCAACACCATCAGCATTGAAATGTGCTCCAAGTGCGACGGGAACGCGGCCAGTGCGGAGGATAAAAGGTGGTACTTCACAAAAGAGACGCAGGAAGCGTGTGCGTGGCTGGTGGTGAAGCTCCGGCATGAACTGGGCGTCCCATCCACAAATGTACTCCGCCATTACGACATCGTAAACAAGACCTGTCCGGCGCCATACGTGCATAACAACGGGTATAAGACAAGCTGGACGTGGACAGCGTTTAAACAGAGGGTAGAAGAATAATTTAACACTGGGCAGAAACCGGAGCTGAAACCCGGCATGAAAGTGAAGCTGACACAGGATATCGCAATTCGGGACAGTGTTTCCACCAAGTATCGGCAGGCGGGATATGTGAAGTATACACAGCTTTCCGCATTGGCAAAGAAAAAGTGCCACCGCCTGTCCGGGAATAAAGCCAAGCTGAAAAAAGGCAATGTGGTGAAGGTTAAGAAAGCCACTACCGCCTGGAATGGGAGCATCTGGATTCAGATTAAAAACGGCTGGCTTCCAGCAGTGGTGTCTGGAAAGTATCGCGTACAGGCAGTATAGAAAACAGGAAGGGCGGTGTCTGCCGACCTTCCTACTCATCATAAATCATGCGTTGTGTTTTGCTGATGATTTAAATTTCTGAGATGCTTCTTTAAAATCAGATTGATGCATTGGCTAAGAGAACGGTCGTCCTCTTCGGCAAGCTGCTTTAATATTGC